CATACATTTACAGGAGATGGAACTTTTGTAGCGTAGGAAAATTATGGCACATTTCGCAAAATTAGGTATTAACGGAAAAGTAATTGCAGTTCATGTGGTTAACAACAGTGATATCCTTAACGCTGATGGTGAAGAAGATGAATCAGTTGGACAAAATTTTTTAGAAAACATACATGGTTGGCCAGCACCTATGTGGATACAAACTTCCTATAATACTTCGGCAGGAGTACATAGCGGAGGAAAAACTCCTTTAAGGGGTAACTACGCAGGAATAGGAATGATTTATGATGATAATGATCTTTTCATAAAAAAACAACCGTACCCAAGTTGGACTTTAAATACCACAACAGCAAAGTGGGAAGCACCAACCCCTGTGCCAGTTACTGAAACGGATGGAAAGCCAGACACTTATATTTGGAACGAATCTACCCAAACCTGGACCAAAGCCGTAGACTAATCTTTACAAATATTCCTAAATCCTATAAAATCTTCTCTATGCAGAAGAAAGTATTAAGTGAAATAGACCTTTATATAGACACCATCCACGTCATTAAAATTGACCGTAAAAAAATCAAGAACGACATTCTCACCAGTTTTGCTTTCCAGAAACGTTTAAGCCAAAATAAAAAAGATTATTCCTATCAGGATTTTGAAGTTCCTTTCTCAAAACCTTTACAATGGTTGCAAGACTATATCAGGGACCATTTCGGGGTGGATTATCATAGAACTTTAATTCCAAAAAAAGAGTGGGGTAATGTTTATAATCAACATGAATCTTCCCTTGCTAGGCATCAAGTGGATCCTATCCGTTTAAAGGATTCCCCAGACTATACTTGTCTTTATGGAGTGGATGTAGCTAAAGATTCCTGTGAACTGGTTATCGAATACGATGATAACCGAAGAAAAAACAGGACTTGGCATATTCCTTTAGAGAACAATAAATTTATTATCTTTCCTTCTACACAACGTTATTTTATATCTCAGAATAAATCTAAACAGATGAATATTTTCTTAACCCTGACTTACACATATATCTAATGGATTATATTGAACAATATAAAATATCTTCTTCTATTTGTGATGGTTTGGTATCCTATTTTAAAGATAACACAGAATATAAAGCTCCAGGCTATGTGGGAAAAACTAAAATTAGAGAGGATATTAAAAAATCCCTAGACGTTTGTTTTTTTAATAATTCAAATGACAATAGAATTAAACAATTTTTTATTGCCTTAAGCGAGTGGGCTATATCCTACTGTAAAAAATATGGGTTGACCCATCCTCTTAAAACAGAAGTGGGTAATAGTATACAGTATTATAAACCAGGGGAGGGTTACTTTAAAAACCACTATGAAAGAAATGCAGTAAGAAATTCTACAAGAGAACTAGCTTATATGGTTTATCTTAATACTTTAACGGATAAAGGTGGAACTATATTTCCACAACAAAAGAAAACGATCACCCCCATTAAGGGCAAAATGGTAGTGTGGCCTGCAGGCTTTACCCATCCCCATAGAGGAATTATCTCTTCAACTCAGGAAAAATATATAGCCACAGGATGGTTTGAAATAATATGAACCTGCAATATTATTATTGGTGGTTTAAATCTGCCATTCCTTCAAGAATCTGTGACGATATTGTCAACTATGGATTACGTCATCCAGATGATATGGCACTGACTGGAGGGTTTGGACGAGACAGAAATATAAAACACTCACCCTTAAATAAAAAAGAAATTAAAGATTTAAAAAAGAAAAGGGACTCTAGTATTGTTTGGATGGATGATCGTTGGATTTATAAAGAAATTCAACCCTATATTACCACCGCTAATAAAAATGCAGGTTGGAACTTTAACTGGGATTGGTCGGAGTCTTGCCAATTTACCAAATATAAACCAGGTCAATATTACGATTGGCATTGTGATAGTTGGGAGGGAGTCTATGAAAAAGAAGGTCCAACCAAAGGAAAAATAAGAAAACTATCCGTTACCGTTTCTTTATCCGATGAAAAAGACTATGAAGGAGGAGAACTTGAATTTGATTTTAGAAATAAGGATCCACACAAAAAAAGAAATGTACTAATTTGTAAAGATATTCTTCCTAAAGGTTCTTTAGTTGTCTTTCCTAGTTTTATATGGCATAGAGTTAAACCTGTAAAGAAAGGAACGCGGTATTCATTAGTAGTTTGGAATCTAGGACATCCTTTTAAATGACTAATTTTGACACAAGTGTATATTTTGGAACTCCAGTATGGAGCAATGAAGTTCCTGAATTTATAAAGCCTATTAATAAATTAGCCGATAAGTATATCAAAAAGGCAAAGAAAGATCTTCTACCCTTCTTAAAAGAGAGGGATAAAATTTATAAAAGAAAATTGGGAGATTTTGGTTTATCAAATCATTCCGTTTCGATTAATACCGATCCTGAAGCTAAGGCATTTGTGGATTATTGTGGTAATCGAAGTTATGAATTTTTAGATTGGTGTGGGTTTGATTTAAGAAATCACAATTTACACTTTACCGAATGTTGGGTTCAAGAATTTTCAAGTAAAGGAGCAGGAAATCATAATACCCATATACATTGGAACACTCATGTTACAGGTTTTTATTTTTTAAAAGCCAGTGAAAAAACTTCTTTGCCCGTCCTCCATGATCCAAGACAGGGGGCTATGATGACTAAACTTCCTCAAAAAGATGTAAGTAAAATTACCCATGCCAATGAAGCAGTCCATTATAAAGTTAAACCAGGGACCATGGTTCTTATTCCAGGTTATACCCCTCATCAATATCCAGTGGATATGGGAATAGAACCTTTTAGATTTGTTCATTGGAATATTCAATGTATGCCAAAAAATATTAAGTTTGTATGAGTTTTAAAAGAAAAAAATATTTAATTATTCGAAAAGCCATTACCAAAGATATGGCTAATTTTATCTATGGTTATTTTAGTATAAAGCGTAGAGTTGCTAGAAAGTTTCTGGATGATCGTTATATTTCGCCCTTTGAGGAAGGATGGGGAACTTGGACCGATACACAAATTCCCAATACTTATTCTCATTATGCTGATCTGGTTATGGAAGGTCTTCTCGAAAAAGTGAGACCTCGAATGGAAAAGGAAACCAAACTTAAACTTATTCCCACCTACTCTTATGCTCGTATTTATAAGAAGGGTGACGTCTTAATAAGGCACAAAGATCGCTTTAGCTGTGAGATATCCACCACTATGTTTTTAGGTGGAGACCCGTGGGATATATATTTAGAACCTAATAAAAATGTAGGCAAACCCCCTGAGGGTCCTTATGTTCCTACGATTAATAAGGGGATTAAAGTAACTCTTAAGCCAGGAGATATGCTCATTTATTCGGGATGTGAACTAGAACATTGGAGAGAAGCTTTTCAAGGAACAAACTGCTGTCAAGTCTTTCTCCATTATAATCAAATTAATTCACCTGGAGCTATAGAAAATAGATTTGATGGTAGACCTTTCTTAGGACTTCCCTCTTGGTTTAAAAAGTGATACTAGTAAAAAGGGAGTGTCCAGACTCCACCAATCACCCTGGACACTCTCTTTTTTAGGAATTTTATATGTTAGGACTTTCAGCATTTGCAGAGACAACTTTTGGAGCTACGGCTCTAGTCGATATCTCTATTTCAGTTAGCGTTACAGGTAGTGGGGTCACCACTTCGAGTGGAACTCCTACTTATACCATAAGTGGAAGCGTGTCCCCTGATGGCAGCGGCGTAACAGTTTCTACTGGCGCAAGCGACGTGAATGTGATAACTTGGAATCCAATTGACCCAGACGCAAGTCAAACCTGGACCAATATAGATCCTTTATAGGAAAATTATGGCAAGTACATATACGACAAATTTACAGTTAGAAAAAGTAGCTACAGGTGAAAAAGCTGGGTTATGGGGAACCGTTACCAATACTAATTTAGAAATTTTAGAACAGGCTTCGAGTGGATATTTATCGGTCGATGTAGCTTCAGGCGATGTCACATTAGATCTGAATGATGGAGCCACTTCTAATGGTAAAAATTTATTCTTTACACTAACAGGAACCCTAGCAGGCAATCGACAATTCATTATGCCAACTTCGGCAGAAAGAATCTTTATCGTTAAAGATTCAACGACACGTTCTTCAAGTAATTTTACTTTAACCGTTACGACGGCTTCAGGTACAGGTTATATAATGCCTGTAGGTGCAACCGCTTTGGTGTACTCTAACGGAACCAATACGGCTTTAGGCATGCTTCAAAAAAGTTATGTCACTCATACCGCGGCTTACACTGCCGTTGCGGGTGATCAAATCTTTAGCGATACTAAGACAACCGATG